TTTTTCGTCTAACATTCCTTGAATTAAATAATAAAACAAAATCATATGACTTACCATTAAATAGTTGTTGATTGAATGATTTTAACTCAGTATCATCATTTTTAATGGGGTAAAATGTTTCAGGATCAAGACCATGAGGAACATATTTAATAATTTTATTATCTGCTTTATTACCTAATACAATTTGATTAATAAGAGCAGTTTGTTTAGAGATACCAAACAGGGCATCACATGACTCATAAAATTCCTCATTGTATTGGGGTGCAGGAAAATCATCCCAAATGTTCAAATATGCTATTGGTAATTTCTTTCTAAGTTCATTTTCCATTTCAAATACCCAAGTAAAGTATCTAGGATCAGTAATTAAAAAGATTGCATCTGGGTTTTCTAATTCGATAATCTGGCGGAGTAAAATTGGATTACCGTAGCCATCTGTTGGGTAAATAATGACACTAGCATCTTCTACTCCAGTTTTATTACTAGTGTCTTGACTTAAATCCATTCTCTTACCTGCATCAGGATGTTTAATGGCTCCTGCTAGTTGTACCCAATTATACCGATGACAAGTATTGATAACCATTTCTCGGGCAATGTGTGCCACTCCTGAATGTACCCTAATATCATCAGTTAAAAGAAGGATTTTCTTTCTTTCATCTTTTGGTAAATAACCTTTTCTCATAATTTATGTTTTTGAACTGTTTTACGAAACTCATCATCATTAATATATAAACTCATAGTCCGTTCTACAAGCTTTTGTATACTAAATTTTCTTTTTCCGCTTTCTAATTTAAAATCTTCTAAAATTTGTTTATCAATATAAACACTTGTTAATTTTTTATTTTCTTTTTGACTCATAACACCGTTTATTATATATATGCCCCCTTTCCGCAAAGCTTAGTATCCTTTGAAAAAGGGCAAAATCTACAATTTGAGGCTGAGGGATTAGGTTGTGGGGCAATTTCTTTACCAAAACACTCTTCTATAAAAGAATTAAATGATTGTGATACTTTTCCCATTTTAATTTTACCTGATGCAGGTTTAAATTCTTGAATCCGACTTATAGTATATTTTGATTCAGAAGGTATTTTTCTTTTTAGAATAAAATATACAACACTTATCTTATCTTCAGGAACTTTATATTGTTGGGAGTAATATTTTTTGTATAAAACTACTTGAGATGGTTTTAGTTCATCTTTCTTTTCATAATCAGACCATCCCCTAGTACTAGTTTTAATATCAATGATTTCATGAGTTTGAGTTGGTTCATGATATAAAACTACATCAAGATGCCCCTGATATATAACATGATCTAAATCTTGGTTAGGGACAATATGGATAGGAACCTCACAGCCTACAAGATGGTAACCACGTTTTGAAAAGTATTTGGTTTTATTTTTCTTAAAATATTCTAAAATATCAACTCCATCCTCATAAAACTCTCTCATTTCTTGGGCTGTCGATAAATGTTTGTTGTTATTTTTCTTATACTTTTCTTTGTATAATTCTCTATAACGGTTTTCAAACATACCTATAATATCCTCTCTATCAGCAGCTGCTGTACTCACTTTATACATTACAGTTAAATAATGTTGGATTGCTTCATGTATGGCAGTTCCAAAAATATTATGAATGTTATCAGTGAATACTTTATGCTTTTCTCTATATTGAAGATGCCATCTCCAAGAGCAGGTCTTATAAATAGAGAATTGAGAATATGAAATTAACTTTTGATATCGCCAATCAATTTCAGGGGCTTGATACTCAACAATATGCTTTATTTCATTTGGTATTTTGTTTTTCTTTGCCAACTTTAGTTAATTTTTTAATTTCTTTTTCCTCAACTCCTAATTCCTCTAATATTTCCTTTATCACTTCTGTTGGTAAGATATTAATGTAATTAGTAGCTTCCCTTAAGGATACCTGATAATATAATGAAATATGTTCTGCTAAGCTGGTGGAAGTATTTTCTGTTTGATTTTTAATGTATTTAGCAAATATACTTTTTTTAGGTAATAACTCCCTATAGATTTCATATATTTGTTTTTTATCCTTAATATCCAATCCCTGAATATAATTTACTGTTTCAATATATGGTTGATACATACTTATGAAACGATGGATCATAAAGGTATTAAATGTATTCCAAGATTCATCATCAAATACTTCAGATGGAGACTTTGTAAATGTCATCTCCTTCATCCAGTCAAATACAGTTTTTGGTTGCTTCATTAAGCGTTTTTAGTTAGGTTTTGATTGTACTCAGTCATTTCTTCTCTCAATTCTTTAGGAAGCATTTCAATTACCACCTCTCCAGTTTCTACATCATACATCACAGGAATAGGTAAAACTGCGTCTTCTTGAGAACCGATAACAAATTTAGAGACTTTACGTAGGATAGCTCCTTCAGCAAATACTCGTTTTCCAGTTGATGATTCAATTGGAGTTGTGTTTGACAAATCAATGTTTAGTTGGGGTTGACCTTGACCATTTGGGTTCATATATAAAAATTTAATTGATTACTTTAATTCAATGATTTGATGAATAAGAGATGAAGCGTTAATTTCCTTATCTAGAGAAAAATTAGCTTTATAAGCAGCTTCATTAACTAATATAGCAACTGATCCTTCTTTACCTTTTAGATATTTACTAGACTCATCATATAATACTCTAAATAACTCAGTATAATCAGATATATCAGCGTTAGCTAGTATTTGACGAATAGTATTAAATTTAGGTTTTGGTTGGGCTAATTCACTTAAAATCAATTCAATATAATTTTGATTAGATTTAAGGTTAACATTAATGACTAATTTTCCTGTCACACTACATTTTTGTAATGTATTGATAGTTCGTCTTAAGTCAGGATAACATTTTTTAACAATCTCAGCTACATCCTCCAACTCATATTTAATATTCTCATTATCTAAAATTGATACTGAGTGCTTAGCTATCATCGGTTTAGTTGGCGGAACTAAAGCGTATTCTGTAAGTCTACTACGGAGTGGGTCAATTAGTCGTTCTGGGTAATTACCTGTTAAAATAAACCGTGTTTTAGCGCTATATGTTTCAATCATATTTAATAGCAATACTTGACTGGCCATTAAAAGGTGAGTGGCTTCATCTAATATAACTATTTTAAGTGGTTTAAATGAGGCGCTGGATGCAAATCCTCCAATTTTTTCTCTAATGACATCCATAGATCTTTCATCTGTGGCGTTAATATAGAGTGAATCACAGTCAATATTTTTAACTAATAATTTAGCTAAAGTGGTTTTCCCTGAACCTGCTTTTCCAAAAAATCCAAGATGGGGAATATCTTGCTTATTAATATATTCTTGAAATATATCTTTAATTCCCCCATCAGTAATATAAGTATCTAGACTATCAGGTCTATACTTTTCATTCCAAATAGTATGTTTGTGTTTCATAACGTAATTAAGATAATAAAACTTTTTAAGGTAACCAAACTTATGGTGTTAATAGTCTCCGTAAATACTAAATTTTTGTGGTTCTACTTCCTCAATTTTGGTTTCAATGGCATATAGTTCTCCTTTCATAGGACTTAACCTAAAATCACAGGGTGATTTAGTTTTTTTAAAATGGGCCTCTAATGCTTCCGTTAATGGAGTATAGATTGGCCCATTTTTTCCTTCAGATACTAGGCGCCAATTATCACCAACTGGTACTCTAACCGCTATTAATTTTAATATTTCTGTTTCCATATTACATCATTCCCATCATAGGATTAAAATCATCTTCTTTTTTAGTATCTGGATCTTCAGCCACTACTGATTCTGTCAATAAAATAGTACCAGCAATTGAGGAAGCATTCTCTAAAGCATTTCTTGTTACTTTCATAGGATCGATGATACCTGCTTCTTTCATATTAACAATAGTTTCAGTTTTTAAATCAAAACCAAACCAAGGCTCTTCACCAGCCATACCTTTTTCACCAATTTTAGAATCAATAGGATAAATTTCCCTATCTGAGTATCCTGCGTTATTAAGGATTTGATAGAATGGTTTTCCACATGCTTGATATACTAGATGTTTTCCTGTATTAAAATCTTCACTATCAACCTTTTCCCATGAAATATTTTCTCTGGCATATAATAGAGCAACTCCACCTCCAGGAACAATACCTTCTTCAAGAGCAGCTTTAGTAGCATGAAGTGCATCATCAACCCTGTCTTTCTTTTCCTTCATTTCTGCTTCAGTATTTCCACCTACATGAATAATAGATACTCCACCTACAAATTTAGCTAAACGTTCTTGGAGTTTTTCAATTTCAAAAGGAACATTTGATACCTCAATTTGAGCTTGTAGTTCTTCAACTCTTTGATTGATACTATCTTCAGAACCTTTACCATCAATGATAGTAGTTGTTTCTTTTGAAATAGTTACTAGACGTGATTGTCCAAACCAATCCCAATTGAATTTATCCAGTTTCATCCCTTTGTCTTTAGAATAAACCTGACCTCCAGTTAGAGTGGCAATGTCCTCTAAAATTAATTTTCTGCGATCTCCAAATTCAGGAGCCTTAACAGCTGCTACTTTTAACACACCTCTTGCTTTGTTAACAATAAGGGTGGCTAAGGCTTCACCTTCAATATCTTCAGCAATAATTAAAAGTGGACGATTTGTATTAGATACTCCCTCTAAGATAGGTAATAATTCTTTAACTTGAGTAAATTTAGCATCTGCTATCAGAATATATGGATTTTCTAAAGTACAAGTCATTGTATTGTTATTTGTAACAAAGAAATGAGACTTATAACCTCTATCAAATTGCATACCTTCTACTGTTTCAAGATATGTTTCTCCTGTTTTAGATTCTTCAACATGAACTACACCATCTTTTCCTACTTTTTCCATAGCAGTTGCTATTAAACTTCCAACTTCATTATCATTGTTAGCTGAGATTGTGGCGATTTGTTCAAGTTGTTTTTCAGATGAAACATCTTCAGCAATTTGTTCACGTAAACCTCTAATTACTTGTTTTACTCCAGCATCAATTCCTCGTTTAATTTCAACAGCATTCCTTCCTCTATCTACATGTTCTAGACCTTGCATAACAATTTCTCTAGCTAATAGAGTAGAGGTAGTAGTACCATCACCTGCATTATCAGCGGTTTTAATAGATGCTTGTTTTAACATTTTAGCACCCATGTTTTCAATAACATCTGGGAGCTCAATAGATTTAGCTACAGTAACCCCATCTTTGGTACTTAAAACTTGTCCTTCTTTTTCATATACAACATTTCGTCCATGAGGGCCTAATGTGGATACAACTGTATCTGCTAAAGTGTTAATACCTTTAACTAGACTTTCACGTGACTCGTGACCTAATTTAATAATTTTTGCCATAATTAGTTATCATTTATTTTACA